GTAGGTACCTATACTGTTCTTCCTCAATTAAGTACAGACCCAAATCAGTATAGAACCCATAAATCAAGTGTGTTATTAGGAAACATGATGACAGGCAGAAAATCAAATAAATATTTTAAATATAATACTTATACACAACCAACATAGAATATGCTTACACAATCATTTTACCAACCATCAAAAAGTTTAAACGACAGATTATTTACTGCCGAGTTTGATGATGCCTTATTAGAACAGCCTTGGTGGAAAAACCCAAGACATTATGGGAGTAAACTTACCGCTAAAGCAATTAACCACTATACACCTAAAACTGAAGGATGTAAAGGTATAGGTTGTGTTTCTATATCAGGTAACCCAGGCCTTGGTGTAGGAGCAGCATATATAGGCAGTGGAAATGGTCTTAATGCTTTTACTGTAGGAGGACTACAATTTTTAGCAAATGCCTATCCTTATGGTGCTTACCCCTCCACACCAGGAGTTTTCCAAGTATATAATGGTGGTAATCCTAATGTAACTTGGTTTGGAGATTCAACACATCCAGGAGGACTACAACCTCTTTTAAAAAACGAAACAACGGCACTTTACATAGCTAATACAGTTATAGGAGGAGAAGAAGATGAAAAATATGCTATCATTAGAGACCACTCTTATGTTAACATAAATCAAATATTACTTATTAATCCTATTACTGATGAAGTTCAATTACTAGAGAAAGCAACAGAACCTTTCGAAGCATTTCATAGATTTATAACAACAGATTTCCCTACAGGAGGAAGTTTTTCTATTAAGTTAATAGATGAATCTATATCTCATAATTTAAAAGGACCAGAACAATATAAGGTTAAAATGAATAAAGGGTTTCTATTAACTTCTTTTGATTTTGTAATGGCTCCTTCTGCTCCCCAATTAACTGAAAATAATTCAATGTTTCTATATAAGGGGGGACAAATTAAAGAAGATATGTTAGTAGAAGGAGTTTTAATCTCTCCATCACCAACATCAGTAGATCAAGAAGAATATGTAAGATTTAGATACGGTACTGTAGAGATAATTCCTGGAAGTATGAATGGTAGGGGACATATTCTTGAAAGGGAAAGAATAGGACCTAATTTCGCTTCATCTTCTATAATAGAAAACAAATTTACTAAAATATATTATTCAGGTAGTTTTGGTCTTATAAATGATCCATCATCCTTTGGGGGAAGTTTAAATAGGGATATTATGAAAAACTCAGGATTAGGTTCTGCTAGTAGATTTATAGGATTAAATTCTTTAAAATATTTAAGACAAAACAATAAAGATCCTAACCTAACAAACCAAGAAAAAACAGAACTACATATAACTTTCTTTGAAGGTACAAAAGATTTTAGTATATCTGAAACAATTAATTCTTCTTCCCTTCAATTCCTTGCAACAGGTAGTGCTAATGATGAAAGAAGTATAGGTACCTTTGAAATAGATTCAAACCAAGAAGATTTAGATATAGGGGGTATATGTAATGATTATTTACCTAAATCACATGAAATAAGATTTAAAGCACCAAATGATGATAGATTTCAACCTAGAGGTCATAGAATGAAAATAAGTAGCATGTACAATGGATATGTAACACGTTCATTAACTATGGGAGGTTGTGTAAATATAGGAGAAGCCCCACCTAATGATGCCGTTCTTAACGGAGGTAGAGCTCAATTAGGATTAAATTTAGAAAAACTACTTCTCCCAGAAATATATGTACAAGGAGGGATATTAGGAGAAGTAGGATATACTCTTAACACATCTGCAAGTGATAGTGATTATGGAGATTCTTTAGATGGATATACAACTGCTGGTGGAGATGTTATACCTTCAAGTGTTTCTCAAAGTAATCGTTATTCAGGTTCTTTTAGATATCAATTGTCATGGTTAGATAAAGATCATACTATAATATCAAATGTAAATAAAAATACTGAACTATTTGATGGTATAGGTACTAAAGGTGTAGTACTTATACCTAGATATGTTCATCCAAAAATAAAAAATAATATAAATTATTACTTACAGCAAGCAGGAATAATAGATTCTTCACCAAATACTCAATTACAAGTAATAGAAGACAAATAAAATTAATAATTTTTTGAAAAAACTTATATTTATAACAAAACAATAAAACAATGGGATATTTAGACAACAGTAGCATCACAGTAGATGCAATTTTAACAAAAAGAGGACGTGAATTATTAGCACGTAATGATGGTAGTTTTAGAATCACACAATTTGCTTTAGGTGATGATGAAATAGATTATACTCTATTTAATGAAAACCACCCAAACGGAACTCAATATGCAGCAGAAGCTATTGAAAACATGCCTTTAATTGAGGCTATACCTGATGGTAGCAACATGATGAAATCACAACTAATTACTTTAGCTAGAGGAAAATCACTTTTACCTTATATTACAGTACCAGGAGTTACTAATGATACTATTACTTTAACAAAAGGGGATGCCGGAGTATCCTTTACCCCAGCAACTCATAATATGACTAATTTATCAACAGCAGCAGGTACAGAAAGTGGAGGATATAAATTTACAGTAGTTAATTTTAATTATTTATCTTCCATGACTACCCCTACAGATCAAGGAAGTCCTGGTGAATTAGATGTTTATGGTGGTAGTGAATCAATAGCAGAACATGTAACAGGTAATGCTGTTACCTTA